ATCCAACTCACAACTTGAACAAAATGTTGATGTTGGAGTTACTAGTTTACTAAATAGACTAGACAATAATAGGTTTTATAATTTAGGTTTAAATACTTTAACTCAAGTGGGTGTTCAAGCGTTTGGACAACATGTTATTAGACATGGTATTTTACCACGTATTAATAGCACTGAGAGAGCAACAGGCAAAGGTAGCTATGGATATGTTATTTGGAATAATAACCAAAAAACAAACAATACAATTGTTAGAGACAGCTCAGCTAATCGTTTAGTTAATTTTTTAGCTAAAGTAAACTACGCTTCTCAAAAACCAGCTGAACCTGTTATTCTTAAAAAACCATACCCAGGTGGGCCTAACTCTACTTATGGTATAGGAACTACAAGTATAAGAACAACACAAATATTCCCTGGTGTTTTCACAACAGACTATGATCCGTCTTTAAATACTAATAATATTTCTGAGACAGGTAGTTTCCAAAACTATTATAGCCTAGATAGAACATCAGATGAAGCTAGAACCAACGCTACTTTTCATTCTGACCAATTAATACCTTCAAATTACAATATTCAAAATATTGAAAAGCGTTTAGGCGCATCTAGAAGTAGATATTCATTAAACAAGAAAAGATCAGTTGATGGTATCAATACTATTAATGTTCTTAGTAGTGGAGTTTTCTATAAAACAGCTTTAAGCGCTGTAGAATCAAATAATGATTTAGCTAAAGATGGTACTATTTTTAGTGATACTGTTACAAAAGATACTGACATAGATGGAAAGTTTGGTCGTGATGTTATTAAGTTTAGACTTGAATTTCTAAATAATGATAATCCCGTAGCAGGTGGTCTTAATACAGAAGTATTAGCATTTAGAGCATACATAAATGATTTTAATGATGGGATGGCCGCTAAATGGGATTCCTATCGTTATATGGGTCGTGGTGAAGAATTTTACATATATAATGGCTTTACACGCGATATTTCCGTGTCATTCACAATTTATGCCCACTCACCTGAAGAAATGGCTCCAATATATAATAAGTTAAACTACTTAATGTCTACCTTTACCCCTGATTATAGTAATAATAAAATGAGAGGTAATATTGGATATTTAACAGTAGGTGATTACTTATATCGCCAACCAGGAGTATTCACTGATATTAAGTTAAGTGGAATGCTTGACACCCATTGGGAAATAGCAGTTGATGAACCTGAAGAAAGAAGTTCAGGTAATAAAGGTGCTGATAGTGGTCAGTATGAAGTACCAAAACACATTGTTGTTACTTTATCATTCAAACCTATCCATACATTCTTACCAAGAAGAAACACAATAAACAAATATACAGCTCCATTCATCACTCCAGATGTTGTAGCCTACGATAGAGGAAGATACAATAAATACTTACCAATTGCTGCTTCTTCTGATGTGGTTGTGACTGGTAAAAGAAAAAAGCCATCAACTAATGGCAATACAGTCACAGCTACTCAATCAACTGAAAATTTAACTAAGTAAAATAACTTATTAAGATAATATTTATTATCATGGACCGTTATACTGATAATAGAATATTAATAGCTAAAGATGGAGTACGATATCGTGCTTCTACACGCTACCCTGACATACCTTTTAGTGAAAATGATGTATTTATTTACACTGTGCGTGGTGATAGGTTAGATAATTTAGCGTATCAATTCTATCAAGATGCTACCTTATGGTGGATATTATCAATAGCTAATCCAACATTACCTAATGATTCTTTATATCCTCCTGGTGGTTTTCAATTAAGAATTCCTGCTAATAAAACAAAAATAGTGAATGATTTCCTATTATTAAATGAAACCGCTTAATAAGTTATGTCAATTTTTAAAGATACTCTTAAACCGTTTGTCGCTTCTCAATTAAATGCTCGAAAAGCAGTTGTATCAACTGACAGCAATAGAGATCCTAAGTTTTTAATGTACACAACAGGAAAAAATTCTTGGGTACGAATGGCTTCTTTTGTTGATGCTAAAATACCTGTTGATATAAAAAATCCTAAAGCAGGATACAAATATCAAGGTCAACAATTAGCTAGAAAGTATGTTTTAGAAGGAGGTACTTTATATAATAAACAAGGAACAAATGACTTTTCATTACGTTCTGGTTTATTAAGTCCTGGTTCTGCTTATGGTAGTGAAATTGATAGAACTTATGATATAAGTGTTACTAATAAAGCTAATATTGTTGATAGACAGTTTGGTATAAGACCAATGCCTGGAATTACTTCAGTTAGTGTTATAAGTAAAAGTGCTTATGGTTCATTAAGAGAAGCTACTATTAAGTTTTTTTGTTGGGATAAACACCAACTAGAAGAACTTGAGTTATTATATATGAGAACAGGTTATACTGTTTTACTTGAATGGGGATGGAGTGAGTATCTAGATCATAATGTTGCAGGTATTAATGATGTACCAAGTGGTATAAACATAAAAACATTTAACACACCTACAATTGATCCTTTTAAAGCAGGATTAACAGAAGATACAGTTTATTCTCTTATAGAAAAATATAATGAGAAAACAAATGGTAACTATGATGGTATGTTAGGTTACATTAGAAATTTTTCATGGCAATTAATGCCTAATGGAGGATTTGAATGTACAACTATATTAATATCAAGAGGTGAAGTAATATCAACTTTAAAATTAAGTAGTAACACAGATAATAGAATAACTTCTCTTTTACCTACATCTGATACAGGTGAACCTGCCTTAACTAACTTTGAAAGAATATTCTATAACATCCAGGCTTATCTTAACCAAAAAGAAACAATTGATCCTAATGGTTCATTTGTTAAAGCAGAGAAAGATAAATCAAATCCTGCTTTTATAACATCACAGATTAATATTAGTACAGCAACTCAACAAGTAAAAGAATTAAATACTACTTTAAAATCAACTACTTTTGAAGCATATGATGGTGCTTTTTCTGTTCGTGAACCTTTAGGAGTAGGAGTATTAGGTGCTTATATTTTAGCTGATGGTAATGCTGAGCAAGGTACAGGTGTTGAATATATTCCTTTGAATACATTTATAGCTATTGTTAATACTTATTTCACATTAAAAAATGAGACTAACCAAACATTAGTAAAAATATTATTACCTCAAGGTACACCTTGTTTAGCTAGTAAAAACTCTGTATCAATTGATCCTACTACTTGTACTATAAGAAATAGTAAAGCTAAACTTATAACAGGTAATGATACTAGTAAAGGATTTCCTATTGATGGATTTAATCCTAAACTTTATACTTTTGGTGGTCAAACAGATACAGGAGCTTATATACATCAAGATGTGATATTAAATGAATTTTTACAAGCAGATGGAAATGGTGATGTAGGTAATATTTTAGTGTCTATTGATAAATTAGTTAGATTATATAAATCAACAAACCAAGGGCAAGATGGTGTTTTATTAGTTGATTACTTACAAAAACTATTAGATGATATTTCTTTTGCTTTAGGTGGTATTAATGACTTTAAAATATTTGTTGATAAAAACAAAGCACAAATCATTGATGCTAAGTATCTTGAAAATGGATCTAAAAGCGCTAGAAATACAAAATATAAATTTGACTTAGTTGGTTTAAAAAGCATATGTCGTGATGTTAAAATCAATTCACGTATATTTGAAAGCCAATCAACTATGATTGCCATATCAGCTCAAGCTAGAGCTAATATTGGTGACATATACTCATCAACACAAGCATACCTTAATAATGGACTAACAGACAGACTAAAACCAGGAAAAGCACCTACAGCTGCTGATCAATTAGCTTATGTTAAAACATTATTTAGTAACATTAAAAATTTACAATATTACCTTAACTTAAAATGTTCAGGTAAAGAAGGAGATAATGGTATATATAAAATAATAGTACCTCAAAGTAATGAAGTACAATCAGCTAGTAGCTTATTAAAAACATTTCAATTACAAGTAGCGGGTGAAGATATTGATTTCAAAGCTATCATTCCGTTTGAACTTGAAATAGAATTAGATGGTATAGGTGGTTTTGTTATTGGACAATTATTTACTGTTGATACATCTATTTTACCTAGAGATTATTCTCAAAAACATGTTGGTTTTATTATAACAGGTATATCTCATACATTACAAAATAATGATTGGGTTACTCGTTTAAGAACTCAAATATGTTTATTAGATCAAGATGAACTTAAAAAGGAAAATCCAAATAAAGATCTTCAAGCTAAACTATTAGCTGCTCTAGATGAACTTAGAAATATTGAATTAAAAAATAGTGGTGTTTGGGATGCATATGTTGATTGGTTAGTTTACTTAACTAAAGAAGTTATTAAAAAAAGTGGTAAAGATTTTGATAGTGGTACTATAACAAATATACCTAACACATACATGAATGATAGCTCAGTAAGCAAAAGTGATAACACTGCTTATGAATTTTTAGCTGGATATTATGGAAGTAAACCATTAGGTTTTAAAGCTTATTATGCTCAATGGTATAACAAAATCTTACCTTTAGTCAAAAGTCAAGCTGCTAAAGATAGAATTATACCACCATCAGAATTTGAATCAAACAATAGTGTGAGAATACCTGTTGTTGTTAATAATGTTGAAACAACATTACCATTAGTTTTTGATTTTGAAGGAGTAGCTTATCAAGGATATAACACTAAAAATGTTAGTGGTAACTTTGAATTAGATTATAACGATGCTAATTTTGATAGTGGAGCTGGAGATGTATTTTTATCTAGAACAAACCCAACAAAATATCCTTTATTACCTATACTTAAACCAAATGATTCTCGATTTAAGTTAGAATTTCCAACTAAAAATGGAAAAATAGATTACCAAGCATTATATAATATATACTATGATTGGATAAGATCATTCACAGTATCAAAAGTAGATCCATCAGCATCACCTACAACAATTAGCCCAATAGATATATCAGTAGAAGCACAATAATATGTACATACCTAAATCAAATATAGTAGAAACAGGATATACTCAAGGAACAGAGTATTTAATAGCAGCAACTCAGCTAAGCTATAAGGGATATTATTTTAAAGACAAACAAGGAAATTATTGGTCAGGCAAAGAATCATCTAGTTCTTCAATCCAACTTAGACCTATATACACACAACAAACATATAACCCAGCTAATTCTTTAGTTAATGCTTCTTATACTAAAGCATATGGTAAAAGTATACAAACTGAATCATTCAATAATGATTTTATACAACCAACAGCTGATGATTATGCTAAAGGTTATTTCATTCGTTATATAGCTAAATTTGTATCTGCATCACAACCTATATTCATTGAAGTGAATAAGGATCATTATGATAAAATAATTCAAAACACAACTTTAAGTCTAGTTTACCCAACAGTACCATTATTTTGGAAATTAACAGGTCCAATTGATGATGCTTTTAGTGGTAATATTAGAGTAGCAGTTGGTGTTAGAGATGCTAATTTACGTTCAATACAAGAAGCTGAAAAAATAATTAAAGGTGTTTCATCATTCTTAACTGATCCTTTGCAATTTAGAGAATCTTAGTTTTTCTACCTTAAGATTTTATCTTATCTTTATTGAAATAAAGGTTTATGCATTACATCATTGAGACAGAGGAACAACTGGCTACTTTAAGCCATAACCAAACAGCATTTATTCATATTGTACCACTTAATGATTTGGTTCATCCTGCACTCACCGCACCTTGCTTAGTGTTTTTTTATGGATGGCATGATACTAAACCATATATGATATGTGTTAATCACCCTGAGTCATTAAATGTACCATGGGAGAAAGTTAAGTTATTTTTAAGTAACATAGCACTATCAGGCACATTATTATGTATTGATCCAAAATATACTTTATATTTTTTAGACAATCTAGGTAAACAATTAATAAACATTCAATATTCAAATATAGCTGTTTTTAATACTCCTATACATGATCATTTATACAAATCAAAGTATTACCATGTCGGTTTAAACCAGCTAATTCCTATATCAAAACATTATGAAAAGTATAATAATTTATACACAGATAGTTTTTATGGTAAATTTCCATTAAATGAGGAACATAAAAAATATTATATATTTTATGAAATAGAAAAACAAGGTATAGGTTGTGATCCTAAAAAGATAAATAAATACTTTGACATAACTTACGCACCACATTCAATGATAGGTAATAAGATATACACTAAGTATAACTTAAATAATAAAACAACACGACCTACCAATTCATTTAATGGTATAAATTTTAGTGCTATACCAAAAGATAAACGTGACGCGTTTGAGCCAACTAATTATATGTTTGTTGAGCTTGACTTTAATGGGTATCATCCACGACTATTAAATAACCATCTTAAAGAACCGTTTCATTTTAGTGATAATATCTATCTAGACCTAGCTAATCAGATGGGTACAGATGTTGAAACAGCTAAGGTGAATACATTCCGCCAATTATATGGTGGTATTACGCTAGATACGCCGTATTTTCGCGCGGCATCTGAGCTTACGGATAAATTATGGCAAGAATATGACGGCGGTTTATTCGGCGTTAAAAGCGATTTAACGCCAAGTAAATTATTGAATTATTACTTACAATATTATGAAACTGAACGGAACATAGTAATTTTGAATCACCTTTTGTTTATATTTAGAGCTAATAGACTTAAAAGTAAAATAGTACTATATAACTACGACTCGTTTCTAATTGACATGGCTAAGGAAGACATGAAACATCTACCAGAGATAATAACTACTTGTGAATATCATTCATCTTTTGATCAAGTACGCCATAAGGTTAGAGTAGCTACAGGAGACAATTACAGTAATTTAACAAGAATTTAACATATTTATGCCACGAATAATAACAGTATACGAATTGGCTAATAAACTTTTCTGCACTTTCACTAAGAAAGAGGAATTAAACGAGACATTGGAGGCTATAAAGAGCAGATATACAATTCTTTATGACAAAATATTTGTCTTAGAGTCTGAGGATAGCGAAGAGCTTATCTGTACCTACAACATTGACCCAGGTAATGTTAGTGCTAGTGTTATGGCTAATACAATATTATTACATCGCAAGAAAGAAAGCAATACGCTTTATACAATAAATGCCCTAAACACATTAATTAAAGTGTTAAATGAAGGTATAGTTGATCCAAACTATAAAATAAATTGGAACGACTACAAAAATACAATTCTACTCACTCAGGGCCCTGATCTACGCAAATTAAAAACAAGTATTCATAAGATAGTGAATATTTAGTTTGGCCTTTCGATTTGATCTTAGTATATTTACGGAAACAAAATTAAGTTATAACATGGATCTTAACGCAATTAAGTCACGCTTAACCGCGCTGCAAAACAAAAAGGGTGGTGGCCCTAAAGAGGACCGCACCAAAACATTCTGGAAACCGTCAGTAGGGAAACAAGTTATTCGTATTGTTCCTTCAAAATTCAACAAACAAAATCCATTCCGTGAAGTAATGTTCCACTATGGTATTGGAAACAAAACTATGGTGTCATTAACTAACTTTGGTGAAAAGGATCCAATTGTTGAGTTTGCATCTCAATTACGTAAAACAAGCGACAAAGAAAATTGGGCACTAGCTAAAAAAATTAGTCCTAAGATGAGAGTATTTGTTCCTGTTATTGTAAGAGGTGAAGAAGAAAAAGGTGTTCGTTTGTGGGAATTTGGTAAAGAAATGTATCTTGAATTACTTAGCATTGCTGAGGATGAAGATATTGCTGATTACACAGACGTAATGGATGGTAGAGACATGACAATTGATACTGTTGGACCTGAAGTTACAGGTACTAAGTTCAACAAGTCATCTGTTCGTATCAAACCTAAGACATCTGCTTTAAGTG